TTAGATTCAAGGGCTCTTTTAATTGTAGGCATTACTGGTTGCGTAGGCTTTATGTGTTACGTAAAGCACCTAGAAAAATGGAGATTGACGGTATCACGTATAATAAAGGTGATTATTTACCAAAAGATTTAAAAAACTACTATCCTAGAAACAAAGGGTACGTACCAAAAGATGCAGGCGTGCCAGGATTGAACAGTGCAGAAAAACAAGCTAATAAAATTAATGATAAAGTAGTAAGATAATGGCAGTATTATTTATATCAGAAAACAAATTAAAAAAATCTACTACTATTAATGGTAATGTAGATGTTGAATTGCTACGCCCACACATGAAAATTGCACAAGATTTGCACATACATAACAAATTAGGCACTGATTTGTACAATAAACTACAAAATGACATATCAGGATCAATTTTAACTGGTGATTATAAAACATTAGTAGAAAACTACATACAAGATGCATTAGTACACTGGACATTGTATGAGGCATTGCCATTTTTAGGGTACAAAATTATGAACAAAAATATTGTACGTAAAACAAGTGAAACAAGTGATAATGCAAGTTTAGATGAGCTTAATTATTTACGTGAAATTGTACGTAATACTGCAGAGTGGTACACTGAAAGATTAATTGATTACATTAGAAACAACACTAATTTGTTTCCTGAATACAATACAAATACAAAAGAGGATATATCACCTACAAAACAAAACTATTATAGTGGTATGAATTTAGACACTGTACCAAAAAGACGTGGTATAAGATTAGATGATTTTTTAACACCTGATTTACAACCATAATGTATAAGCCAAAAGAAAAAAACATAGTAAAACTAAAACATTATTTAGATAAAAAAGATGAAAAATCTAATACAACAAAACGCAGACGTACTAGGTCTAAATAGTGTCACACTTTTTATATCACTAACAGAGGTAGAGCAAGTTTTACAGATATTAGCACTAGCATTAGGTATTGTTTATACGTTAGACAAATACATAACATACAGACGTAATAGAGATGGCAAAAAAGATAGATAGTAGTTATATATCAAAACCTAAGGTAAAGCGTAGAAAACACTCAAAAAACGCTTCTAAAGGGCAAACAGGTTATAAAAAGAAATACAGAGGACAGGGTAAATGATACAAAAAGATTTAACATTGTCTGTAGGTAACATAATTTGGATAGTTGGTATAATATTTACAATGGGCATAGCATATAGCCAAATTGCACAACTAGATGAAGATATTTTTGTATTAGAAAAACGTTTAGAAAAAAAAATTAAGATAATAAATGAGTGTGAGGATAGAATTGTAGAATTAGAAAAGGAATTAGCCACAATTAAAAGTTGCAAAAATGATAGATAAAATAAAAGCCGCAGCGTGTGTATTATTATACTACGCTACATTTAAAAAAGTATGTTTTGGTAAATGCAAATATTGTAAACTGTAATGGAAGAGGTATTTAAATTAGTAGAAACCTACGGTATAACATTGGTTTTATTGTTAGGTAGTTGTTACGCACTTTACAAATTTTTTGTTTTTTCTATTTATGAGGTAAAAGGCGAATTTTCAAAGCATCACCAAAATGCTGCAAAAGATATGCAGTATGTTAAAAGTAAAATAGATACTATACTAGAATTTATTAAAGATAAAAAATGAGGTATTTTACACATAGTGAATTTGATAGCCCTGATGCACCTGGTAGTGGTAATGATATGTGTAGTGACTTTTTAGAAATGATAGACAATGCACGTGACATTGCAGGCATACCATTTAAAATAAATAGTGGTATGAGAACTATTGCACATAATCGTAGCTTAGGGTCAAAAGACACTAGCAGTCACATTAAAGGTTGTGCTGCAGATATACATTGTAACAATTCAGTAGATAGATCAAAGATTGTTGCAGCACTTATACACGCAGGTTTTAGAAGGGTTGGCATTGCTGCAACCTTCCTGCATTGCGATTGCGATAACTCTAAACCTAATGCAATATGGCTTTATTAACATCACTATTTTCAAAACTTTTAGGCAATGCTGATAAAGTAATTGATGAGGTTGTAACTTCGCAAGAAGAAAAATTAACTCTTAAAAATAAATTGCAAGAGATTGTAAATCAGCATCAAGCTATAGTAGAGCAAGAGGTGACTAAACGTTGGCAGGCTGACATGCAAGGTAATTGGCTGACTAAATCAATAAGACCATTAGTATTGGCCTGGCTTGTAGTTGCAACAACACTTCTTATATTTATTGATGCAGGTGCAATAGAATTTGTGGTAGAGGATAAGTGGGTAGATTTATTACAAATTGTGCTAATTACAGTTATCGGTGCTTATTTTGGCTCTAGAGGGTTAGAAAAAATAAAGCATGGCAACAAATAGATTTAGATTAAAACCACATGAAATAACAATACTTAAAGATTTACGCAAACCTAAGGTAAATCGTTTAATTATAGGTGACATACACCTTCCATACACACACCCTAAATATTTAGAGCATTGCCAACACATAGCAGAGTTATATAATTGTACTGTATTTTCTGCAACTGGAGATGTTATTGACTCACATTTTGCCTCATTTCACCCTACCAATAGTCAAACACATGGTGCAAAGTATGAGTTAGACATGGCAATAGAACAAATGCAGGAATGGTGCAAAGCATTTCCAAAAGTTGATGTTACTATAGGCAACCATGATCTAATTGTACATCGCAAGGCAGAGGATGGTGGTATTGACAAAAGATGGATTAGAGATTTTAATGACGTTTTAAAATGTCCTGGCTGGAAATTTGAAGAAAAATTTGTACATGACGATGTACTATATGTGCATGGCACAGGGTGTAGTGGTAAAGGTATAATGAAGCGTGTACAAAATTGGGGTAAATCTATGGTGCAGGGGCATATACATACACAGAGTTTTGTTGATTTTACAGCATCACTAACTGACCTAAAATTTGGCATGCAAGTGCCTACAGGCATTGACTACAAAAGCTGGGCATATTCATATGCTAAATTTCATACTGCAAAACCTATATTAGGGTGTGCAGTTATACTTGACAATGGTAAATTACCTATAATTTGCCCTATGGAATTATAGTTATTAACAATGCTTTATATCTAGTATTGTTAATATAATTCTAATTTTCTAAACTTTTTTCTGTTAATAATGTTGTGTAATTAGTTGTAACTATATATATTTGCTGCATAACTAATTTAAAAAACAATGGAATTAAACAAAGATTATTTTAAGCAAATGGCAAAACAACATTACGGTGTAGATATGCCAAAAGTAGAAAAAGTATCATTTGGCGATGTTATGTTTAACATAGAGCAAAAAAAACATGCATACAATGTTAAGATACAAGCGTGTGAAGAGATGTTAATAGAATACACACAAAGTGATGATACACTAGATGTGTGTATGAAACATAGCCTACAAGGTAAAATAGACACTTACAAAGAGTCAATTTTAGACCTTGATGAGATACAAAACGCAATTTATAAAAAGGTACTATAATGGATAGAAACGAAAGCATTTTAGAAACATTAGGTGCATTATTAGTAATTATTGTACCTTTTTGGTTAATCTTTACATATAGCGGTAGAGATGTAATAGCAGCATTTATTAACTTTATAAAATAAACAAAAATGAAAAAATCAGTAGTAAAGCAAGCACAAGCAAACGGATCATGGATAGGCCAATACGGTACTATGTTTAAGCATGAGATTACATTTGAAAATGGTGATTGTGGTGAGTATAGCAGCAAAGAGCAAAATCAAACAAAATTTGTAGTAGGTCAAGAGACAGAGTATGAATTTATAGACGGTAAATACCCAAAAGTAAAACCAGTTAATAATTGGCAGGGTAATAATACATCATTTACACCAAAAGCTGGTAATGACAAAATACAAGAGTATATTATTAAACAAAGTAGCTTAAAATCTGCAGTAGATTTTGTAATAGCAAATGGTGGTGATACAAAAACAGTATTAGATACTGCAGAAATTTTTACAAACTGGGTAATAAAAGGTGAAAAACCTGCACATGCACCTATTAATGAAATGCCATTTTAGTTATGAGCTACTATAAAAACCATAAAAGAAAGGCTATAAAGATATTGTACAACCTTTCTAAACATATTAAAGAAAGCACCTTTGATTATGATTTAATTGATTTAGATAGGGCATTAGAAGAGGCTAAAACACACTATAAGCATTATCTAGATATGAAATTAGATGATAAATACAAACCACAATTTGAAAATAAATACTATAAATAATGAGAGCTGGATCAGACATAGGTTATTGTGATAGTGATTACAGAGCAAATAATACAGTAGAAAATTTTGTATATACAGAAAATGACATAAAAGCTAATTTAGAAAGTTTAGGTTTTGAGTTAGTAGATATAACATTTTGTGATTTCACTATTGACTTGTACATTAAAGATAAAAAAACAGGCAAAGAGTATGATTTTTATGATTTAAGATATGATGAGTATGAGTATTTCATACGTGAAGATTTTTTAAATAATTATGATGAAATATTTACAAAAAAAGATTTAGAAATATGATACAAACAGAAATAAATAAGCTAAAATTTTATGCCGAAGAGATACTTGATATACCATTTGGCTCTATAGATAGCAAAAAACGTACACGTGATGTATCACTTGCGAGAATGGTAGTCGGTGCAATTATTGTGTGTGATTTAAATATAAACATGGGTAAGGCTGCCGAACTTATGAAACGTGATAGAACTAGTTTTTATTTTTACAAAAAAAAGCATAAACAGTATATTAGTGATAATCGCATTTATCCTGAATACAATAGCCTGCATGAGTTAGTTTTAAAAAAGTATATGTTAGATGATAACAGTTTACTAAAAAATGGCAAATCTAGAATTTGGTTTGAGCAACTAGAAGAGCTAAAAAACGTGCAAAAAGAGATAGATCGAAAAATGCAACATATAGAACGAGAGGCAAAACTATTAGGATTATGAAAAAACTAGTAGTAAAGAAAAAAACAGATTATACAGTTATATCTAATGTGTTTTTACGTGATGAAAAACTATCACTTAAAAGCAAAGGATTACTAGCATACGTTTTGTCACTGCCTAATGACTGGGTATTGTATGTATCAGAGCTAGCAAATCATCACAAAGATGGTACAAGTGCTATTTATAGTGCATTTAAAGAGCTTACAGAGTTAGGTTATGTTAGACGTAAAAGAGAACGTATTGACGGTAAACTAGGTGGCATAGATTATATTATATCTGAAACACCTATTTTAGAAAACCTTAATGTAGAAAACCTTAATCAAGAAAATCTTAATCAAGAAAATCAACAACTACTAAATACTAATAATAACAAATTAAATAATTTACAAAGTAATTATATATTAGAGTGGCATAAGATTGCAAAAGAAATTAGTTTTTCTGATTTAGATAATTTTATTGATTATTGGACAGAAAAAACACCACGTGGTAAAAAAATGAGGTGGCAAAAACAAAGCACATTTGACGTTAAAAGACGTATGCAAAGATGGGCACGCAATAATTATAACAAACCGATAGTATCACAAACAGATCATATGCTTAATGTGTGGCAGGAAGCAAAAAAAATAATTAACAATGGTTAAAATTAGAGATAGATACATTACAGATACAAAGCAACTAAAAAATGATTGTGTTGATATTGTAAGTAAGTGTTATTTAATGTTAGGGCAAAAGCCTGATGCAAAACAAATTATAATGATGTCACAACTTTTGTATGATGATTTAGTAAATATGTATGGTGGTTTTACTATAGATGAGGTTAAATTTGCTTTTGAGCAAGGTGTGAGGCATAGTGATAATGGTGGTTTTGTAAATGTGAGAAACTTTAATATATGGCTTAAAGAGTACGACAAAAAAGCATGTCTAGATAGAAGCCAAAATAGATTAACTGATTATCAAAGATATAATACAAATATTAAACAAATAAATACTACTATTAATAAAGCAAAACAATTAAAAAAATGAGCAAAGCAATAAAATTATTTGAAACATTATTACAATATAGAGAACGTAAAGCAATTATGTCTGATATGATGCGTGCAGTACACAATTATATTATAGATGAAAAAACAGATATGTTAGAAAATTTGTTAGATAATACTGTTACTGTAAACAATAAAACATACATAGAAAGTAAAACAATTTTAAATGAAATAAAAAAATTAGATGATGAAACAATTGACTAAAAACACACAAACATCCGCACATACATATTGTTATGTTAAAGAGATACAAAGCATTTGTACAGATGGCAATACAACACATCTTGAGTTAAATGTAGATAATGTAATAGATCACAATGGTGATCAAGTAAAGATAGGTAATGTCATTGTAGAAATAGAAACACTACAGTTAGTACAAACATTTAATACAACTTGGACAAATCATGCACTTAGTAAATTAAGAGTATGGTTAAATCAACTAGTAAAATGATAGAGTTTTTAAGACATGCAACTGGTATGTGTGGTGAGCCACACCCTAGCTTACTAACTTTACTTTTTGGCACACCTGTTATAAGCTATATTATTTATAAACTAAAAAAAATTAAAAAATGACACCTATAGAAATTGTAACATGTATTTTACTTATACTAGCTATTGGTTATGTAGCATTGTATTTGTATTTAGAAAATCGTTTTGAAAAAAAGCAAAAAAAATTTAAAAATAGAATTAATAAAATTGACTAATTATGAAACTAAATCAAAAACAAAAGGTTTTAAGACACTTAAAAAGGTATGGTAGTATTACACCATTAGAAGCATTTAATGATTACGCTATTATGCGTTTAACAAGTCGTATTTGTGAGCTTAAAGATCAAGGTTACAACATAAAATCAGAGTTTGTTAGTAGCAAAAACAGATTTCAAGAAAATGTAAGCTATAGTAAATACACACTTTGTGAGTAAATCTAAACTTGTAAAAAAGTTAGATGCTATTTTTAGCAAATATATAAGATATTACTATGCAGATAGCAATGGACATGTAAGTTGCTACACCTGTGGTACTACAAAACCTGTTAAAGAAATGCAATGTGGACACTTTCAAAGTCGTAGGCATTACGCAACACGTTGGCACACAAATAATTGCAGACCACAATGTGTAAAATGCAATATGTTCATGCAGGGTAATATTTGGATTTATGGCAACAAACTAAAAGCCGAAATAGGAGAAGATAAATTTGACGAACTTATACAACTATCTAATACAACGGTTAAACGTAGCCAGGATGATTACAAAGAATTAATAGCATACTACAAAAAAGAATTGAACAATTTAATGTGAACAACTAGTTTTCAACAAGTTACAATTGTAAAATAAATTTTGCTATAATGCACAATGCAATTAACAGAAAGCGAATATCAAAAATTATATGATATAGCTAAAAACATATGTAAAACAGATTTTGTAGAAGATTTATTACATGAGGCACTTTTTGTGTGCCTGAAGTACCCACCGCAAAAAATGGAGTTTATCAAAAAAGATGGTAAACTCTTTTTTTTTGTAGCACGTATAATGGCTAATATGTACCATAGTAAAACAAGTCAGTATTATTATCAGATTGCTAGGTTTTACGATAAGCACACATTACAGGATTGCACTAAAATGCAGAGATTTATATTTACTAATGATGCAAGGGAACAAGAAAAAATACAAATAATAGAGGTTATACTTGACGAGTTGTATTGGTACGATAGAGAATTATTTAAGCTATATTATTTTGGTGAGCATAATGGTAACCGTTATACTTTACAATCATTAGCTAATAAGACTGGTATAAGTAGGCGAAGCATTTTTACAACTATAAAAAATGTAAAAACCTACATAAAAAAAAGATTGAATGAAATTAATAGAGCTGATTAAATACACTGAGTATAACATACCTGCCATAGAGTTTTACAATGAGTATGGTGATCTAGAATATGTAGCAAATCTAGATGAGTTTGTATTTGATGATATTGACGTTGTGTATGGTAGATGGTTTGAGCCATACGGTGTAATAAAATTACAAAGAAGATATGAAGCCAAATCTAATGATAAAGGCATACAACCTACTCAAAGCTAGTTACAAAAGATCAGTAACAGGCTTTCAAGATGTAGATGTAGCAACATTTTATGATAGAGTACATACTTGCACAAGGTGTGATAAATTTGACTATGTAGAGTACGAGTGCAGTGTATGTGGATGCCCTATAGAAACAAAGGCAAAATGGAAGTCTGAAACATGCCCTAAAAATAAATGGAATGAAATTAAATAAACAACAAAAAGACAAAGCTGCCTACATTTGGGATGGCATTAAAACAGGTAAAGCCAAAAGCCATCATTACAAAGTAGAAATGATAAAGTTTTATAATGAGCTAAATAACACAAATTACAAATACACTACTAATTGTATGAGTTGTATTAATACTTGTTACGAATTTATTAAAGCAATAGTTACAAAACCCAAAAAGAAAAATGGCAAAAAGTAAATATTTTTACGATTATACACGTAACATGCCTTGTGATGAGATGTTAGAAACAGATAGTAAAGTACCTGCATATTATGTAGGTCGTAATGGTATGATGGCAAAAGATGTTATATACGAGTTTGATTTATCGTACAATGTTGGTACGTGTGTAACATACTGTTTACGTAGCAAACGAAAGCACAAAGATGGTGGCATACAAGACCTAAAAAAAGCAATAGCACATTTGCAGTTTGAACTAGAGCAACTTGAAAATAGTAAATAAAAATACCTGGGAATTGATGCCTGCTGACTACAACCCTAGAGAAATAAGCAAGGCACAATACAATAAGCTAAAACAAGATATAGTAGATAAGGGTATATTACAACCTCTTGTAGTAAACACACATAAAGGTAGAGAGGGTATAATAGTTGGTGGGCATCAAAGGTATAACATAGCATTAGAATTAGGTATAGAAACGCTACCATGTATAGAGGTAGATTTTAATTACGATAAAGAGGTAGAAACAAATATTAAGTTAAATAAACTAGGTGGTAAATTTGATAAAGACAAATTAGCAAATTGGTTTGATATAGACACCCTAAAAGAATGGGGTTTTAAATCAATAGATTTTGGATTTAATCTAGATAAGCTACCTGAAAAATGCGAGTGTTGTGGTAGACAAAAGTAGACATATTAAAAAAGAGGCAATGTTAGATGCGCTAGAGCAATGTTTAGGCGTTGTTACTACTGCGTGTAAAAAAGTTGATGTACCTCGTAGCACATTTTACAAATGGTTAAAAACAGATGTAGAGTTTGCAGCAAAGGTTAGAGAAATAGAAAATGTTAGTTTAGATTTTGCAGAGAGTAAACTATTTGAGCAGATACAAGAAAACAATACAACAGCAACTATATTTTACTTAAAGACAAAAGGTAGAAAGCGAGGGTATTGGGAAAAACAGCAAATGGATATGACTACTGATGATGAAGCAATACAGATTAACATTAAGCTAACTGATGAAGATTGAGTTAGAGTTTACACCTAAACAAAGCACAGCAATTAGATACTTATTTGACAACGAAACAAGTGAGGTACTATTTGGTGGTGGCGCAGGTGGTGGTAAATCTTACATAGGTTGTGCCTGGGTAATCTACTCTTGCATTAAGTACAAAGGCATTAGGTGTTTGATTGGGCGTAGCAAGCTAGATACCTTAAAGAAAACAACCCTAGCTACATTTTTTCAAGTGTGTGGTAGTTGGGGTTTAAAAGCAAATAAAGATTACACATTTAATGGTAGTAGTAATGTATTAACATTTAGCAATGGTAGTGAGGTTATTCTTAAAGATTTGTTTAGTTACCCTAGTGACCCTAATTTTGATAGCCTCGGTAGTTTGGAGCTTACTCTTGCATTTATTGATGAGTGCAACCAAATTACACAAAAAGCTAAAGCAATACTATCATCAAGAATAAGGTACAAGTTAGATGAGTACAATTTAATACCTAAATTGTTTATGAGTTGCAACCCTGCTAAATCCTGGGTGTATAATGAGTTTTATCTACCTTACAAACAAAATCAACTGCCTGCCTATAGGAAGTTTGTACAAGCACTAGCAAGCGATAATATACACATATCTAAACATTATGAAGAGCAACTATTAAAACTTGATGAGATAAGCAAGCAGAGGTTGTTGTATGGTAATTGGGAATATGATGATAGTGAAGATAAGCTAATTGATTACAATGCTATTTTAAATATTTACGAAAACACTACTATAGAGGGTGGTAATAAATACATATCAGCAGATATAGCTAGGTTTGGTAAAGATAAAACAGTTATTGTATATTGGAATGGTTTAAGAGCAGAGAAAATAAAGGTGCTAGATACTAACACTATTACACAAGCCGCAGAGATAATACGAGATATACAAAGAGCAGAGAGTGTACCATTAGGCAATATAATTGTAGATGATGATGGTGTAGGTGGTGGGTTGCGTGACATACTACGATGCAAGCCATTTGTAAATAATAGCAAAGCAATAAATAACGAAAACTATCAAAACCTAAAAACACAATGCTATTACAAGCTAGCAGAGTACATAAACACAGGCAAAGTATTTGTAAGTACAAACAACACGCTAATTAAAGATAGTTTGACAAAGGAGTTAGAGCAGGTTAGGCGTGATAAGATAGATAAAGATACAAAACTAGCTATATTGCCAAAAGAGAAAGTAAAGCAAATGTTAGGTAGGTCACCTGATTATAGTGATGCACTAATGATGCGCATGTATTACGAGTTGCGACCTAATATAGGCAAGTATTATATACAATAAAAAGAGAGAGGTCAAAACAATGTGAAACAAAACCCCTCTCTTTTAAAGTATTATGGAAATACGCACCAAATCTAAACAATTTATATTTACTAATAGATAACTAAAATACAATGTTATTAACACTTAACGAGAAAGATTATTACATACCTCAAAAATGGACTGAGGTAACACTAGGTAGCTACCAAAAATTTATGGATGTTACTAGCGATGATTTAGATGAGCATACAAATAACATGAATGGCATAAGTGCATTGTTAGGTGTGCCATTAGAAATACTAGAAAAATGCAAAAAAACTGACATAGATCAGATATCAGAGG